TCATTTACCTTCCAATCGGTAATACCATCCAATGATGTTGAACCATCAACCGAAACAATCCAATAATAACCAGTTGCAGTTGTTCCGGTTATATCCGGTGTGTTTGTCGAAGCATCCCAATTACCTTGTGGAATTAACGCACCTTGTAAAGCGTTTATGGCCACATCTAATTGACCTTTGTTAACCGCTTCCGTTGACGATGTTGCATCAGCAACTTCAAACGTTTCTGTACTATCACCATTCAAATCGGCCTTTCCGGTTAATAATGGTTCAATCAATGTTGCAATTTGCGTTATCGTTGCTTTTTCAGCCAATCCGGTTGTGGGATCAGCAAACGGAACTAAATCCGTACTTACTGGATTTCCAGCACCTAATTCGTTTATTTTTATTGTAGCCATATTTTTTTATGCCGTTAAAATTTCGTTTCCGTTTCCATCTTCGATTGAATTACCATTTCCATCGCCAAGAACGTAAGTTAATTCGCTTGTTGATGTTGGTTGCCCATAACCTAAGATTGTACCGCTAAACGTAATAAATTCATCAATTGAACTTGGTAATTCAACTTGGGTAAAATACCCACTCCCAAAATCAACGAATCTTTTATCACTATCTTCAATTTTCCATTCTATCAATGTTCTTGATCGCTTTAACGTTTTAATTTCGTTGTAAGAAATTGTTTGCGAATCGTCAAAAATTGCGTTAAACGATATTTCAAAACCTTGATTCAATACATCATAAGAACTCCATCCGCCGGTTTCATTGTTTGCTTTATCTAACGTTTCAATATTTTCTGCAAAACTATTATCGGTCAAACACCCAATTGGATAGTATATTCCGGATTGTTTTATATACAATATTGTTGTTGTCCCCTTGTAAAATGTCATTACTTACTTGCTAAAATTTCACCATCAAACGAAATGAATTCATCAATTGTATCATTTTCACTTAACGAAACAATATAACCATTTCCACTTTCACTTATTGATGTATCTGCATTTTCAATCTTCCAACCAACAAGCGTTTTATTTCGCTTTAAATCCTTCAATTTATCTAAACTTATTTTCGTGAAATCACCACCGGCAAAACGCGTGTTGATTAACAAGCCGCTGAAACTTATTGATATATTTTGTTTTGTAGGAACAAACGTGTTCCATCCAGAATTATCACGTGTTGTTGTGTTCAATGTTTCGATTGTATCGGTTATTGTGTTTTCATTCAAACACGAAACCGGTAAAAAACCACTTCCGAAATCAAGATACAAAATATTATAAGTTCCATCTATAAACATACTCACAAATATACAAAAAATCTATCAAGTTCGTATTTTTGGTTTAACCGTTTCACCATAATCTTCAGATTGAACGTACAATATTTCATCATCCTGGAAATCGTAGTTCAACAACTCAACGTTTTTTAGCGTTGTTACGTTATTATAAGCATCGTAAACCCAATTTACTGGTAACATTTTTTCTTTTACGTTGTTGATGTTTATTACACTAAACAACGGAACAAAACCAAACACATCACCTTCGAACATTATTCTTGGATTCCATCCCATTCGAACACGATCTTCGGCCATGATTCTTAAAATCGGTTTCAATTCAGTAACACCATTTCGATTCCACGTTTCAGTTGGTGTTGTTTGATCATTCTTGTATATTGTTGAATAATACGTAGCATCAGCAACATCGCCATTTAACACTTTCTTAACATCATCGGTTGATGGTGTGTAATTCGCGGCCTTTTCAACGGTGTAATTCATTCCTTTTGGTGATTCTTGACCGGTGTATGTTTGCATAACTACCTTTTCAATAATTATTGGTGCTTCAGCATTGGAATCACCAGGATTGAAAATAACTATGAAAACATTTCCGTCGCTTTCCGGAACAACATCGCTTCTTAATTGTAAACTAAAATTCTTTTCGTTTGCTTCAATTGTATGGCTTATTAAAACACCGTCATTTTCTAAATCACTCCCATCAGAAACCCACACACCATCTTTGTTCATGTAATAATAATTCGAACCTTTGTAGTAAACAATTTTAAAATTGATTCTACATTTAAAAAGATAGAAAGTTAAAGGATTTGAAAAAACCACTTCAGTTTGAATGCGCGGATCGCCATTAATGGTATAATCATCCAAAGTCGCTTGAATATCAATTGAACTATCCGGCCGATAAATTAAAAAACCACGATTTGGATATGCTTGTATAATTTCACCGCTTCCGGAAATAGTCCATTCCGGAATAGTTGTTGAATTAGTCCAGTCCAAATTAACGTTTTCGTAATACGGAAACACGTTCCCATATTGCAAGTTTACACGATACGCGCCCAAAGAACGCTTGATTGATTTTTGTTGGTTTGCGTTAGCGTGATGTGGGTAATAACTATCGATTTGACTACCTAACGAAAACGAAATATCTTTACCAATCGTTTCTGTTCCGGATATTAAAACCCCATCTTTATCGTAATTGTAAAACGTTATATTTGCGCTATCATGCGCTTCAATTGGTCTATATATGTACCAATACCCACCATTCTGTAATAACGTAGCGTTAAACAATTGTAAGCATGATTTTAGAACTTCTTTACACGATAACGCATCGTTATCATCATTGTTTATAAAACGTTCGCTATTCGCGTAAATATTAGATAAAACATCAACACCACTTAACCCATCGTAATACACGTTTATCGATGTTCTAAATGGTAATTCTAAATTTGTTTTCGCTAAACAATTTGTGATAATTTCAATAAACGATTGTTTTCCGCTGAATAACAATCTATCTTCATTCGTGTATGCAATATCTTCTAAATAACCAAGACCATCAATCGCTTGTAAATTTATATACCATTTATCTTCAACGTAGTTTTCGTATAACCCTTCCGGTGATAACCATCCAACAAATTCGGTAACACTATTTCGAATATATTCAACTTTGTAAACCCTTTCTTGTTCGGTGTACAAATCTTCAAACGTCAACGATGTATTTGCTAACAAGTTAACATTAAGCATTTGTGGCCTTAATGGTGTCATTGTATCTTCATCATCTTGTGATTCCAAAGTACAATTTCCTTCAACTTGAACGTATTCCGGTGTTGTGTTGGCCTTGTAAATATTAACGCGATGCTGAATATCTTTAACATCTTTAAATTCGAAATAATACGCGGTTGTAGTTGGTTCTGGTTCTATTGATTCACTTCGGTATGTTAATTTTACATCTGAAGGTGTTGTTGAACCATTGTATGTTGCGTTTTGGAAGAAAATATCACTACTTTCACCAGTTAACGTAAGTATATCGGCCGAACGTGTAATTGTAAATTGTATCGAAGAACCATAATCGGTTTCAATTGCATCCTTTAGATTGATCGCACTACCTTCGCCAACAACCCCAAAAGTACCAGTTAAAACTTCGTTAATTTGTCGATTTGTATCAACAAAAGTGTATGTGTACGAAGTTGTAATTGTTGTTCCCCTATTAAATACTTCGAAATAAATTACATTAGTTGCCGTTATATCGGCTTGAAAATCGATTAAAAGTTTATTGATTACTGCCATTAATCAAATTTTAAAGTTCCCCCAAGATTTCTGTTCTGTCGCAATGTATTTGATAATACACCAACTAATTTTGTACCGGCGATTTCAAACACAACCGTTCCACCACCATTTCCGCTAAATCCGGAAGTAAACGAACCACCGCTTGATGTTTGTGTTGTTGTTGATGTTGAAAATCCGGTATTGCTGCCACCACCACCGATACTTCCACCGATTTTTTTCGATGCACCTTTAAACAACGAACCTAAAGCGATTAAACCAATACCAGCACCGATTGCCGCAAAAGGATTCAACGTTTCAAATGATTTCTTAATTGCTTTTAAACCGATACCGATTGCAATGGCTAATTGACCAAGTTGTACCAATAAACTACCAACCGAACCCAACAACGCACTTGCTAATTCATTCCCAAGATTTGTACCTTCAGTCAAAGCCCTTCCAATTGCTTCACCGATTCCGGAAAACGCACCAACTAAATTGGTGTTAATAATATTTGAAACACCTTGACTTAAATTTGTCAATGCGTTAATCATTTCCGGACTACCTTTTACAATCGCCGCCGTTCCTTCACCAAGCGAAGTCGCTAATTGTGTGCCGAGTTGCGTAATCGGTTGTAATGCCGTTTTTGCTTGTGTACCGATTTGACCAAATACACTTGTTACCTTTTCGCCTACTTTTTTAGCAACACCAGTATCTTTTGTTCCGGTTTCAATTCCGCCAAGTTGTATATCTTCACCAAGTAATTCACCTAAACTTTCAGTAACGTTTGTAATTTGATCGTCAATCTTCTTTATTGCTTTCGCTTGGCGATTTGAACCAATTTCAACTGCATCAGAAACCGAACCTTGTAAACTTCCGAAATTCTTTAATTTTATACCTAACGCAGTAAAAAAACCAACTTGCTCTTTTATACCTTTTGATTCTTTCTCAAAACGTTCTGCATACAATTCAGAAATACGATTTGACAAACCTTTTATTTTTGCTTGACGAATTAACGACTTTGTCAAAGCATCGGTTGCCGTTTTAACTTTATTGGTATTTACATTTTCTAAATCTAAATTCGGCAAATAGTCTTTGTATAAACTATTTATTTTCTTTATTGCCCTTTCACGATTTACCTTCGATTGATTTTCATCTTTAGCAATACCTAACAAAGAACTTAACGTTGCAATTTCACTTTGTGCCGAACCAACCAAATCTTTTTGTGCATCGATTAATTTGTTCGCTTGTTTCGAAGTATTAAACAATTGATCACCAAACGAAACCATCAATGAAGTAACTGCCGAAACGGCTAACAAAATACCAGCCGGGCCGGTCAACGTTGATAACATCGCCTTAAACGCTTCCTTTGAACTACCTGTTGATTTTTGAAGATATCCGAAACTTTGTGTTAATTGCGTGATGTTGTTCGCCATACCTTGAATCCCAAATGGTGCATCCTGGATAACCCTTG